TAACGTAAAACTGAACGTTCCCTTCAAGGTCTGCGTGTGGTGCTACCTTCTCTGGGGTGTGCTGAATGTCGTTATACTTAATATTGTCAGTTATTAAGACTGCTTCTTTACAAATCATTTCAGCATTGCACAAAATCCAGTTTCCGGAATCGTCCCAAAACCCAACCTGAAGGTCGTCCCACCTGCACGAAAACGGAGTCCATGAAGCCGCACCCGTCAATAGATTTCCTGAAATATCACAATATTCACACTTAACGTGGCTGTTACTTAATCCCGATGTAGTAATACTGGTTAGCGGTGTCGATGCCTTAAATTCATAACCTGTCTGCTTGTCCCGACAAGACGTATAAGAAAGAGTTTCGGATACACCCCCACCACCCGATTTTTCACCCGTGATGGTTACCGATCCGATGCAATCGATCCCTGATGCGGTAACTTTTACATAAAAATCATCAACAGGAGGTCCAGCTAGAGGTGCAAGCGGCCCGTCCGCCGTAACATCCCCTTCAAAAATAATTGCAGATCCGGAAACCTCTTTGAAAGCGGTATGCGGCAAATAGTCGTCTATGATATCGGTCATCTTACCACGACCGGCCCGCCAATCCAGTTTTGCACCAATATATAAGCATCCAGGCTTATTAATCCAGTATTTTTTATAGTTCCTTTGGAATTATATTTCTCTTTGAGTTCGCGGCTTAGCCAGTATTCAGAGACGCCTTGTTTTTGCATCCGCCTGCGTTGACTATTGCCGGTTCTGAGTATCTCCAAGGCTTCCTCACAAACCGCATCCGCGATGAATTGAGGGATAACTGCGGCTTCTGCGGTGGAATTCCATTCGGCTATTTGCCAGGTACCACGAATTTTGACATATCGCGGCCACTGCAAATCCTGATCTTGGTCATACTTTTTGCCCTTCCATCGCAGCGACTCAAACCGATTTTGAGCCATGTTAAGTGCAGCCGCTTTTTCGTTATCGGTTGCTGAAGTCCAGGCTGCTCCATAAAGATGCTTGGTGACTCCAAAATAAGCGGTTGCATCAGAAACGCTAATATAATCCGTCATTTATATATTCACCCCCATAAAAAAATAAGACTGGCATAAGCTGCCAGTCTATATGGAATAAGATTCGACGGTTCCCGCGATCGTGGAACCTGCTACATCGATGTGAATAGTTCCGTCAGCCTGAAGGAATCGGGCTGTCTCGATGGGTCCTAAAACCACTTCAGCAGCGCCACCCGCGCAAGTATAGACCAAATCGCCCAAGTCCCGCCTGAAGGCAGGGTTAGCAGTTCCCGCCACGATGGTTATGGTATCGTCAGCAGTTGCAGCGGAAAGATGAAAGGCTAGAACCATCTTCTCAAAATTGGAACCGGCGGCTATGACGTGATCGTTTCCCTTATCGATTGTATCGGCGGTTTCAGCCGCGTTGAAAGTTCCATCGCATTCATTAACAGTAATTTCGGATCGTGTCATTATATATCAACTCCTATGATTTGCTACAGGTCAGAACACACAGACTGCTAGGATCGATGACCTTAGCACCGTAAACGTGCAAGCCTCGAAGAGCATCTGCAAAGAATTTGTCAGGTCGGTACGCTTCGGTTTCGTTCACAGAATCGGCAAAAGTGGTGGCTCTAGAAGTTCCAGCCAGAATCTTATACTTGGTTCCGGTCGTGTTGGGAACGTTGTTACTCTGGAGCAGGTCAAATCCGTAAAGCTTCCCGATCTGACCGTTCTTCATGACGCCCTCTACGCCACTCCAGGACGGATCAGTTATGGTTGTGTCTTTCAGAAGCATCACAGTTACCCAAGGCGGCAAAACCATAAACCGGCCCTGAGAAGGTACGTTAGCCTCGTCCAGTTCTTGTTTAACGGCTAAAATTTCGTTGGCTACGACATCAGTCGTGCCGTCAAATTTCTTGGGGGTTCCGTCGCTGCCTACCGCATTTCCGGCTTGTGCGGCCATGATTCCGGCTATGTACTGATCGGCTAGATCTGCGAGCTGATAACCCGCGTCCTGGGTAGCGCTCTGCATGAGAGATACGGTCATTTGGGCCTTATCGATATCTTCAACCCTGAAATTAAAGCTCTTGCTCTGGGTTATTTCTAATACGGTTTGGGCGTCGTCCAACTGCTCAGGATCGCTTAGGCCGGTGGACTTGTCGTAATTGTCAATGCTTATAGGACCGTGTGAGGTTATCCTTACACTGTCTCCCTTGCTCTTGATTTCGCCCTCATAATCCCTGTTAATTATTCCCGTCTGTCCATATACGAGAGATTTTTGAAGAGCCTGAAAAATCTGTGCGCTCCATACTTCACCTATAAAATTATTTATTGCCATAAAATATTACCTCCTTTATTTTAAAGTTCCTTCTTTTAATTGTTTTTCGATGTGCTGCATGTTGGCGATAAGCTGATCTCGACTCATCGATTTGATGTCCGCACGCGTAAACAAAACAGGTTCAGAATCGGCGGGATTTGTTGGCCGGCCCACTGATTTTTTGACATTAATTACGCCTGCCAAAGATTCCGCATCGGCTTTGAGTTCGTCTTCAGTTTCGCCATGTAGCCTCGTTGCCAATTCTTCAGACAGACCGTTTTCGGTTGCTATTTTTTGTTTCAAGCGTTCAAAATCCGCGTTCTGGATTTGCGCCTGAATGTCGTCATATTTGGCCTGAAGATCTGTAAATTTTCGGTTTGCCCTCTCTAATCTGGCTTGAATTTTGGAATCCAGATCGCTTTGAGTAAACAGTTTTTCACCGGATTGATTATCCTGAGATCCGTTCTCAGCATCATTAATATTTTTATCTTCTGTCATTTATAAAACACCTACGTTTTAGGCCCAGTTCGGCCAAAAATTCACATTTCAATATTCATCAATCGATAATCAGAAGCACGTTCCGCGTCGATTTTTGCGAGTTCTTCTTCAATGTCCGCTTCAGAAGCGCCTTCATCAAGCCGCCTGAGTGCGGATGTTCGAGACGTAAGCCGGTTGTTGATTCGCTGCGTTTCAATATCGGCCAACTCTTTCATATCAACTGGCAAAGAAGACCGCCAATCCACCGAAATATTATCTAGGGTGGTTGCACCGGAAAATCTCGAAACAACTTCCAGATTGGCGGCAACTTTCAGAACATCTTTTAGGGATGGTTCGATGACAATTTTTAGCCGGCCAACCTTCGCCAAAGTTGGCATAAGCAGTCGTTTTAGCGCGCTTCCTGATTCCGCAAGGCCGGATTTAAGATCACCAAAACAGGCAGACGACGTTTCCGACATGATGTATAATTGCGACAATATCGCATCAATTTGTGTAAAAGATGCTTCCAAGTCTGCGTTCCAAACCAGATAGTACGGTGCGGTTCCATCTTCGCTCACAGGAATGAACCGACCGCCACCGATTTCAACATCACTTTCGCCGGTAATTGGATCGATGTTTACTGTCTCCTCGGAACCAACAATATTAGGGTCCGCGAACTTATCCAGCGTGCGAGAGGTCCGTATAAGCCGGTTTTCTAGTTCCCGAATGAGTCCGTTGATATTTGTGAAGGCGTCATCGCCAAAAACGGATTCTGCCCCAAGACTCGTAATTGGAACGATCAGAAAGTCGTCAATTCCGGTTTCTTCAGTATCTTTGAGATCTGAATATCTCTCTACGGCGGAAAGATCAAGCGGGTGGACGATTTTGCCGTCTTTCAGTTCGAAAAGCTTGTGGTCGATTGTTCCTTTGTGGTGGATTTCGCAGGTCAGATAATCCGTATCGGCTTCTGAAAAGACCCATGCTATAACATGGCTTTCGATTTCGCTTCTGTTATCTGGATTCACTATCGGAAACCACAAAGCCGGATCGATGAGTTCAATTTTTGCTCCATTGTCGAACCGAACCTTCAAAACAGCATTGCCGTACTTCAGAACATTTATTACTGTATTATATAAAAGTATATTTATTTTGTTGATGTCTGTGATTCTGTCGACGGTTTCTTGAGGATTTGCGGTAATTTTTGGCGGACTGCCTACCAACAAATCAGCAAACAGCGTGCTTAATCGCTTATGCCAATTGCATGTGATATCTTTGGGTCGGGATTCGTCCGGCGGGTTGTGGCCGAAAACCAGATCGTGTTTGCCTTCGAAAAGCCGGCGATTTGTTTGGTATGTTGTGAGCCGTGGTAATTCGGTTTCGGGTGGCCAAGTTGATCCGGTTTTGAAAAGTTCATTAATATTAGTTATGGTCATAAAATCACCTTCATAAAATGGAGTTACAGATATATCGCAGGCAGTCGACCAGATCGTCATCGGATTTTACCGGCTTGTCGAGCCCTCTTTCCGAAGCCTGAGAATCCCAGTGGTAGCCGCCAATTTCTTCGATTAACTGAGGACATTTGTTTTCTACAATCACCAGCTTACCAGTATCGAATGCGTTTGCTATTTTGGCGAGACCGTTTACTACTTCGTTGTTGGCATTCCTGACACGTTTGAAACCGTCCGCTACCAATTGGTTTTTGAACGATTTGGCGCTTGGATCAACCAGTATGCTGCGAGGATGTTTTCCATCAATGAATCCCTTAAGGTCACTCGACAATATAGAATTCAATTTGTCGCTTTCTTTGTACTCATCGACAACATAATAGACATCGCCAATCTGGATTATCTTCAAGAATGCTGTCGGGTGGGTTTGGCCATAATCTGCACCTATATAAAGGCTCCTCCATTTGCCAGGCGGGAGCTTATCGACGCAGTGCAGTCCAGGGTCAAAGTTCGCATAAACAGAACCGTCCGCAAGCACCCACGATCCTTCTATGTATCTTTGATACCAAAGGCCGGTGTATTCGCTTTTGAGATTGTCAACATATGTCGGATCAAGATACAAGTTATCCTCTAACAAAAAGTGCCAGGACTTCATGTTAAGCTCGTTTTCACGGTCTAGATAGCGTTTTTTGAACCAGTGGTTAGGCGATCCCGGATTCATCGTAAGGAAGGCTTTAGCGTTTTTTTCCGACAATCTGGTCATCAGCATGCTGAAGAAACTTTCCGGCCAGGTTGTGACTTCATCACCAAGGACGCCTGCTAGCGTTTCGCCTTGGATCTTCTGAAAACTGGAATCATCAACGGCGCCTTCAATCCAGATTTTGCGGCCGTAAATTTCGACTTCTTTGTTGATCTTTCTGAGTTTGAAATTATCGGGACCAACCCATGATTGCAAGTCTGTAAGCACATTTCTTTCTAGGCTGCCTATGGTCTTACCGACCATCAATAAGTTGCCAGGCGGTCTCGTTAAGATGTACTGGAGCCACCTGATGTTTGCGCCAACACTCTTTCCAGATCTGACGGCCCCATGCGATGCGTTAATTCTGTAATTGGAATTCAGGACAAAATCACTTTGTTTGCCGGTCGGGATCTGTAACGCCATTGTTCGCCTCCATCGCCGTGATTAACGCATGTATTTCGCCACCTTTGCCATTATCAGCTTCAGAATCCTCCAAGCGTCGCTTATCGATGAGTATTCCCAAGGATACGGCCCAATCTCGCATATCCTTTGATCTATCGATTTCAGGCAGCATTTCACGTAATTTGTTTATTCCTTCGGCCACTACATCAATCCTGGCTGCTTGTGCGTACTTTGTTTTGCATTTTGCAGCCAGATTTGTTGATTTAGTATCAAAACTAAACCCGCGTTCCGTTGCGGTTTTGGAAACGGCATAAGTGGAAACACCGACATTCTTTGCGGCTTGTCTCACAGAACAACCCGCTTCAAGATGACGCATTATTTCATCTCGCGTCTCTTCGCTAAGTGGTCTAACAATAATAAACACCTCCTAAATTTTTTAATCATTCATGTAATTTAATAATATTCATAGAATAGTTCTTCTCAATTGTATATAATGGATTATTTAGAAACAAACGTTATTATGATTCTGTTAACTCATATATTCCATACTCTATGGGAATACGTGTATTTGATCGCCCACAAGTGTACTGTTTGGGGTCGAAAGCATATTTATAAAAATGTAAGGCGCCGCCTGCTATCGGTTGCGACAGGTAGCGGTTTATGTATCGTCAAATCTTCCCTTAATATTATACTATATGACGTATAATACCCGATGGGCCGGTTTCACCTAGTAATAATTCTGCATAAGTTGTTGGACTAAAACCAACATTTAGTTTTTGCCAAATATGTATGCGTGTTGGTTAATCCACAAAGCATTTTTTCTAACTCACAATATGGTTATCCATTTCTAACCCATGAATGCAATTGTACTCATCGGAATAACGCAAATATCGCCCTTGAATGCAGTCTGATTATTACGATCGAGTTCCACCTCGACGCATACATCATCAATATCCAGAATTTTTCCCTTTATATACGAAATATGTTCAGATCGCATTCTAATTTCCACAGTTTTTCCAATATATTTATTTAATATTAAACTCATTATTATTTTCCCCCTCTTTATTAACCAGCAATCTTTTGTTTACTTGCGTGCCAAACTTTCCACTACCTTTCCAGTTTCCAGTTCTTTCCAGTAACCTTTCCAGTAAAATTTCGTACTGGAAAGGCAAAATCGCTATCAGTAGCAACACCTTTCCAGTTTTCCACTTTCCAGTAAAAAAACCAAAACTTTCTATACGTTTTTTTTATACCATTTTTTTTTCATATAATATCTCTTTTTTTTACTGGAAAGAGTGGAAAGGTGGAAAGGTAGAGTGCTTGCTATTGGTTATGCCTTTCCAGTAGCTTTCCAGTTTTCCACTTGTGGAAAGATTTGGTCCTCAAAAGTGGAAAGTTCGGTATCCGGAACAAGTTCTTTGAATTTGTCCATCCTGAAAAATACACCAAAGCAACCACGCAAGTTCTCCCGTTTTCCCGTTTCCGGATCGGTTGACATACCCCGTGATTGAGGTAGGCCCAACCCTTCTCCCTGTTTCCGCATGAATGACCCAAACCTTCTCATGGAGTCTTCGCCAACAATCAAATATTTATTGCAGTATTCTCTATAAAATTTATACAAGTGTTTTGTTGCCATGAATCCCGAATTGGTGGCTTTTCTGTATTCGCGGTCTGTCATGTGATCACATACAATCTCGTACGCTTCAAATTCGGTGCAATTCTCAAAGAAACTTATCATAGAATGGCTCTGTTCACTGTACATCTCAGCGGTTTCGTCCACGCTTAGCTTTCTGAACGGCTCGCCTTCCCGTACCATTTCCGGCGCGCGCTGAACAATCTTATTGAGTAGCCCGCTTAGCTCCTCTGGCGTCGTTATCTTGTCGATCAGATCAACATCCTTTAGTTTTTGGTACGGATCGGTTTCATCAGGTTTCGCCACAAACTCATACGGAAATGTTATCGTGATCATTCTGCCCCGGAACCCAACAGAATTATCAGAGAACTTAGGCGGGTTGTTGGTGTCAAAAACGGGAACCGCGAACGGTGAAAAGTCAATCGGATTTTGGTATTTTCGATCAGCGTGCACCGGATCGCCGCCCGTGATCCGTTTTATGTTGTCTGATTCCATAGCTGAAATTTGCAGTTCACCATTTGAAATAATTCGCTTCATAAAAATTTCGTACCATGCGAACCCGCCACGGCTTAACGTGGCCAATTGTACCGCCGTAAGTTGGTCTTTCCCGAAGAACGCCCTAAGCAACTGTTGGAGATGGCCTTTCCCGTTGTGACCCTGGCCAATCAGCACATAAAACCGTCTTAACGCTTTCGATATGGCCCCGGTGATGAACATGTCAATAATGACCTTCACATCGTCAGAATCTTCAACGACATCACGCAAAAATTTGTCAATGTTTGGACACGTGGCACGTGGGTCGTATTTAATCGGAGATTTTAAAGTAATAAAATCCTTTAAATTGTATTCCCGGAATGTTCCAGTTTTTAGGTCAATAACCCCATTTTCAACGCCAAACAGATACGGGTTCTTGTCTGTTATGCTTTCGGCCGAATAAACACGATACCGAATTCTACCAACAACGTCTTCGTGAACAGCCGGTCTATACATGTTCTTTGCCACTGGTTCCAGAGTATTGAAAATGAACGTATCGGCATCAGGTGTATAAACTCCCTCGTTATATCTCCATAAAACCCCATTTCTGTTTATAATATTGAAACGATCAATCATTATGGTGGCTGCATCATACGGAGAAAATACCCACTTCTTATGCTTGCCGTCTTTGTATTTTTCTTCATGGGCAATTTCATTCAGCCTTACAAGTGGTTTGTTCCCAGTAACCTCAATTGGTGGTATTTTGGAGATAAGCCCTTTTTCCTTTGCGTACTCCAGAACATTATAATATTTTTTGCTAGCCAGCGCCCCCTTTTGTGCCTCCTCGCATTGGATGATTCCAGCTTCAACAGCCAGCCATAAAGCCACATCACCACCACTTTTGCACCGATGACAGAACCATTCATTACTTGCGGTGTTTATATGGAAGTTGGAACCGTTTGCGCTTCCATGAATGGGATGCGTGCCTCTCCATTCATCGCCGCTTCGTTCCGCCTTTTTGGGCATTGCAATGTCTTCAATCCGGATATCAGCCAAAAGGTTATGTTCTTTAGGAGTCAGGTTTCCCACCTCGCCAGTATTGGTGGTCTTCACAATAGTATTTAAATAGTTTAAAATATATTTAATTGATACTGTGGATATCGGGCCGCCACCCACCACATTGTAGGTTTTGCCGTTAGGGTGAACAGAACCAGGGCCGATTACATAACAATTGCGAATTCTTATTTCGCCAACATGAACACCGTCTAGTTCCAGGTTGATTACGGCTTTACCGTTGTATTCCGCCAAATTGTCACATATATAATAGAAGTGCAGCCCTTTGGATTTTCCGGTTTTAACTGCAAATGTTGGAGTATTATGTTCTCCCAACTTTGCCTTCAAGTCGTCTAATAATTTTTCGTCGTCTATATCAATATCCCAAACAACCAAACCACCAATACCACAAACAATACCATAGTTGCCGCCGTTTTCCAGGTGTTTTAATAAGGCCGGATCATTGTAGGTGTAGTTGGCCGTATCGTTCCATCCCTTGTCGATTGCTTTCTTGTCATTGTCCGCTATTCTCAAAAATCTGAATTTATCATTTCTCAACTCTTCCGGTATATGTACCATATTATTTTCTCCTTTTTATTTTTTTATCTCTACTAAGCATCGCTCGTCTCCATTCAATTTGTGAAAGGAGATGACAGGGGATAGCTAATCCCCTGAGGAACACCCGTAGAGCGTCGATAAAGAGCCGTTACCAAAAACGGCAACGGATCAGGCAGATTAGCCTAAACTAATCTGCTTTCTGATAAAAATAATATTATACAATTGCTATCGCTTGATAACATGCGACTCTAAAAAAAACGTTTCGATCTCCCTATTGACTAAATCTCGGAAAAGCTCACTCATATTGATGTTCCGAGATCGGGCAATCTCTAGAACTTTGTTGTAAGCATCAGTTGTTACCCGCGTTCCGATACAAACGTCATAATATACCGTTTTCGTCATCTTTTCTCACCACACAATTCATTTTTCATAAGGAAGGATTCGGGAATGTTGCCAGCACTCCCGAAAAATTTATGCCAGCCCCTAATAGGGCCGATGTCTATAGCTCGAATCTTCGGAGGAAGATTTTTATCGAACCTTTGTTATCTGTAAAATACAGGATAACCGTAATGTTTTTATTTCTATCTCAATATATACTAAGTAAAATGTAACGCTATTGATAGATGTCGGTTTTGAATGCTACCATTCTATTTTCTCCCTATTCTCAATATACAGTGCCCCATTTTTGTCTAGAATTTTAAACAAAATGCTCTATTTATTTATTAAACCGATATTATTGGAGATTCTCGAAAATTAAACCACATTTTTTGTTCTCACTATTATAGTGGGTATTTTTGTCTATCCTTATTTTTTTCATGAATAACACGCTCTCCGTAGTTGAATCGGCAAAATAAATGTCTATCCTTACTTAATACAATAACTACATTTTTTTGTTCTCAATGATATAGCGGGTATTATCCCGTATCCTTGATTTTTTCACGAATAGCATGCTCTCCGTGCATATTCACTAAAAAGAACCCCGTATCCTAAATACAATAATATTTTTTCTCTCATTAGTATAGGGGGCATTTTTGTTTATCCTTATTTTTTTCGCGAATAACACGCTCTTCGCAGTTGGATCGACGAAATACTTGTTTATCCTTGGCTAATATCACAACTGCATTTTTTTATTCTCACTATTAATGGTTGCGTAATTGTCTATCCTGCTTTTTTTCGCGAATAACGCACTCTCTGTAGTTGGATCAACGAAATAATTGTCTATCCTAACGTAATATCATAACCACATTTTTTTATTCTCACTATTAGTGGTTGCGTAACTGTTTATCCTTGTTTTTTTCACGAATAACACGTTCTCCATAACTGAATTGACGAAATAATTGTTTATCCTTGACTAATATCCAGTGCCCATACGTCCCGATTTGACGTTTAAATTTTCTAACGTGCATGGATATACGGTTATGTATTTGCTGATACTGGTTTTGGCCGAATACATTATATACTAGAACATACCTAATCATATATAAATCTTTCGGTTAACCTATGAATATTTGGGCGAAGTACGCAAAAAGCAAAATGTAATGTATGATTGAAGTTTCCCCTTTTCTCCCCTTCTCCATAATACAGGTGGCCCATTTTTGCGTACGATAGCAAGCGACCCCAAAAACGTCTCTTGTTGCCGATTCAGCATTTATCAGCCATCTGTGGGTTTTTCATAGATATATGGCCACATATTGTAACAATTTTATGTATAAACTTATAATCGCTAGCAAGAGACGCCGTGCCCACTGTTAGCGAAAATGCAATGTGTGCGCGAATTAATATAAAAATGTTTCGGCAAATTTAAACGGTGTATTTGGCTTTAAACATTATGTAATTCTATATAAATGCTTTTTGATTTTCGGAAACGGTCATGTTGCGAGATTGTTAAAAATATGCCACAAAAGGTAAAAAATATATTCGATACTTTTAACTAAATAAATCTTGTTCCGTGGCGAATCTATTTCGTTACGGTATTATATCACTTAACGAAACTGTTTCGTTAAGTCGGTTGTTCAGTTTTGTTTGAGGCATCCTGGCTAAACGCAGCTGTTTCGGTTAGGCGTGTCACCTGAGAACGAAATAGTTGCGTTCTCAGTTTTGCATTTGCTTGGAAGTTCATTGTCATTAAGGTGTGGCCCTAGGGCCACACCTTTTATTCCACGTCCTTGTTATAAGTCGAAGGCCCTAGGGCCTTCGACTTGGTAACACTCGTGTTTTCACTAGTAACACTGCCTCCTCTTTTGTTTCCCTCAATTCGTCGCTGGATTGCCTTTTTAGCATATAACGGTTCCAAATCGGATTTTGGAATACTATGCTCATAAGGGGAAGGCCCTAGGGCCTTACCCTTAGCAAGAATTTGTTCTTTAGTAACACTAATTTTTATAAGATAGGTTATTGGTGGAAGGATTTTAGAGAGTACCCCGATTGAAAACCGAGACATGTCTCGGTCATAGTTTTACGAAAATAGACTACGAACCATGTATTATCTTATGTTTATATACTTATCTATATATTATATCTATATCCTAAGCTAAACCTTACTACATTTCTTCAAATGAACATCACATTCGAAGATCGGAAATTTAGCCGCTATCGATTCATTTTCAAAACCAAGACCGAGACATGTCTCGGTTTTACCTCCTAAATTATCCTAATAAGATGCCGTTGTTTGTGGTGGGGATCTTTCACAATAGTAAAACGAGAATCCGCAAGTAGCGACGGTTTTAACCTATGCGCGTGTCTTGTGGTGATGCCCAATAGTTTGGCAGCGCCGGATACGCTAATTTGATGTGTCCTGGACTGAGACATTAGCTTACATAGCTTGTCTGCATATGCGGTCCCTGTTGCCGATGTTACAGTTTTGTTACGGTTTTCTAGCTTAGAAATGCGCTGTCGGTCGTAAGCGCGTTCATGGGCGACCGCCTCCCTCAGACCGCAAAGTTCATATTCGAGTGCTCGAATCTCTTCAGATTGTTGAGCTATGATGAGCCGAAGCTCCACGTTTGTGATGATAGACGCTTCGGTTTTCATAGTCTCAAAAACCTATTGTAATTTGATCGCCGGGTCTCATCACACATGTGCATATAGCGAAAAGTTGTGTGAG